CCCTGATATAGTAGATCAAATAAAACAAATAGTAGAGTTTCACAAAAATGATAAAGGTATTATACATACGCATACCCAGGAAATAACAAATATATTGCGTGATAAATTACATTCCAATAGACGGTTTTTATTTAGAGATATAGCATCTAATAATGAAAATATTCTAACTGAGCACTTTAAAGCAGATTTTCCTACAATACTTGTATCACCCTCATTAGCATACGGCATCGATTTAAAGGATGATTTAGCAAGATTTCAAATTATCGTAAAGCTGCCTTTCCCGCCTCTCTCGGTAAAACGTATTAAAAAGTTGTTTGATATTGATAAAGCCTGGTATGAAAATAAAATGCTAAATTCAATTGTACAAATGTGTGGTAGAGCTACTAGAAGCAAGCATGACTTTTCTACAACTTACATACTTGATGGTAATATTGTCAATGTTTTAAAAAATACAAAAGATAAGCTTCCGCAATGTTTTATTGACCGGGTTTGCTAATAAATAATATAGTGAAGAACTATACGTATCATTTTGAAATTAAAGACCTAATAACTCAGTTTATTAATGCTTTTGATAGTATTATTATTAAGAGATACGACCAAACTAGATCTGCAAAATCTAGTATTCAGGTGAGATATGTATACTCACCAAAACAAAGAGTAATGTATGATCTTGTAAACAGAGCACAGAACCTAACTGTTCCTGTTGTAGCTGTTAGTATTGCAAACGTAGCAAGAGATGAAAACAGAGTCTTTAATAAGATTGGTGGTTTTTATTTCTCTCAAGGTACTAGCAGTGGAACTGAGTCTACAAAAAGCGATTTTTATAAGAGCCCTGTACCAGTCAATATTACCATCAACATGTCTATTCTTGCAAAATTTCAAACTGATATGGATCAAATATTATCTAATTTTATTCCCTACAACAATCCTTATATTATTATTTCATGGAAAGTACCTGAAGCCATGGTTGAAGATGGGTTCACTGTTCCTCAAGAAATACGTAGCGAGGTTTTATGGAATGGTAATATTGCACTATCTTATCCTACAGATATTAATGCATCTGAAAAATATAGAATTATTGGTGATACTTCATTTATAATAAAGGGATGGCTGTTTGGTGATCCAACATTCCCTGCAGCTAATATCTTTTACGTTAATAGTAATTTCTATAATGCATCTAGCTTACTTGATGCGACATTTGAAACACTGTCTAGCCAAACATTCACATACCCTGTATCATCTGGGCTATCTAGCGATTTAGAAACAGTCACCATTTCAGCTTTCCCCCAGGTAACAAACATCGATTACACATATCAAATTTTATGAATTTCATAACACTCACACCTGCACAAACTGCTTTTCTTTCTCTAGAAGGCTACTTTTTTCAAAGACTTGAATTCATCTATCTCAGTGCTACTAACAATACAATGTTTCCCTATGTATGTGCTTTGAGCTACTTCACTGGCAGTACCAAGTTGTCTTCTGCATTTTTACCTATTTCCGGTTATCCGTATAATAATTATTCTATTCGTGGAGAAAACGGACTATCTGTTGTAATGCATGGTTTATCAGCAGGTATATATGATTTAATACTTGGAAATGCAGCTGGGTACACTCTTCTATCAACAAAAAACTACTTATTATCAACAAATTGATAGATATTTAATTTATTTAGTATATCATAAATAATACTATATGGCGGACTCTAATCGCGAATCTACGTTCGGCAGAGATTTAATGAAGTTTATTTCTTCTAAATTACCCTACCAACAAGTTGATGTTAATGATAAAATTAATTCCCTCAATCCAAAGTATGAGATTTTTTATGATAAAGGAACAAAGAGAGATGATGCCCTAGCAAGGCAATCAGTATCTAACACAACTTTTTATACTGATGATTTGTTTGGTAATATATTAAGAGATAAAAATTATCATGAGTTCATGTATGCAAACATACAGCCTGATAAAATTCGCCGTCTCATGGACTATAGAGTCATGGCTGCTTTTGCAGAAGTAGCAGATGCATTAGATGAAATTTGTGATGAATTTATTAATAAAGATGATAACGGTGATATTATAAAAATTGATTTTAAGGATATAAGCTTATCAGAAACACAGAAGAGCAAGATACGCAAAGAATTTCAAAAATATATAAGTTATTTTGATTTTGAGAACAAAGGATGGGAATACGTTAGAAGCATGCTTGTTGATGCTGAAATTTATTTTGAACATATAATTCATAAAAAATATCCAAAAGAGGGAATCCTGGGCATTCTAACTGTTCCATCTGACACTATTGACCCTGTTTATGCAAATGTTCAAAATATGAACATTAAAGGTTACTTGCTTAGAAAACCAGTATATGATTTAAAGAACCCTTCAAAAGTTACTAGAACTGAACTAGTACCAATGGAAGTAAACCAAATTACATATATCAACTCTGGCATATGGAATGAAAATAAAACTGTTAGACTGCCCTTCATTGAGAATGCAAGAAGAGCTTATAGACAGTTATCTTTAATTGAAGATGCAATTGTAATCTATCGCCTAGTAAGAGCACCAGAGCGTTTAGTTTTCAATGTTGATGTAGGCAACATGGCCCCACCCAAAGCTGAAGCATACCTTAGAAAATTAATGACAAACTATTGGTCAAAGAGAACATTTGATCTTGATCAAGGTGCAACAGTTCAAAAATTTAATCCTCAATCAATGCTTGACAGTTTTTGGTTTGCCAAGAGAGCAGGCAGTGAAGGTACAACTGTTACATCTCTGCCCGCTGGTCAAAATTTAGGTGAATTGTCTGACCTTCTTTACTTTGTAAAGAAACTCTACAAATCTTTAAAAGTTCCAACAAGCAGATTAAACCCAGATGATGTCTTTAACGACGGTACAAATATTCTTAGAGAAGAGCTTAAGTTCGCACGCTTTATTATTAGACTGCAGCAAAGATTTGCTTCAGGACTTAAAGGCGGGTTCACTACACAGCTTAAACTTAAAGGTATTTGGGAAGAATTAAAACTAAGAGATGATGATATTACTTTAACTTTTAATGTACCGACTAACTTCTATGAGCTAAGAGAGAATCAAAAGTTTGAGTTAAAAGCCAATAGCTTCAATACCATAACACAGAGTGATCTTGTATCAAAAACATTTGCACAAAAGAAATATCTTGGCTGGGGTGATTCTGATATTATGGCTAATAGAGAATTCCTTAGAAAAGATAAAGAATTGCTTTGGGAGTTGGCTCAAATTGAAAACGCCGGGCCTAATTGGCGCAATCAAGGTACAGTTGCAGCTCCTGGTGAAGTAGGCAGTGCAGGTGAAATGGGTGGTAGTGCTCCAGCTGGTGGGCCACCTGCATTTGGTCCTGCTCCTACAGCTCCAGAAGCAGGAGCAACTGGTGGCGAAGCTGGCGCTGCAGCAGAAGCACCTGCTCCAGAAACAGCCCCAGAAGCAGGCGGATCTGCTCTACCTACTTAATAAATAATTAAATGCCCTGTACAGACATCACGCCGATCAGTGCCTTTCAAAGCACTAATCTTAATAGTAAAATATGTTCTTTTACTAGATTGAGCGAAAGAATAATGAGAGCTCTTGGCGCTCCATTAATTACTGTTGAAATACATCATGATCAATTATTTGAAAATATAAGTTTAGCATGTGAAATGTTCACTAAATATGCTGGATATACAGAAGAATATATTGTATTTGATTCTAATCTTTATGTAGACAATAAAGGGCTTAAACTAGACGAACTTTTCAGTGTTTCACCTACCTTTAATAAGGTAGTTGACCCTGCAGTGCCAACTGTCTTTGTAGCAAACTCTTCAATACCCAGTACATTCTTCACATCTTCTTCAACGCTATCAGCTACATACGACAATGGAATATTCAAAAACCAGGTTTTTCAACAAACTGCATATGCCACTCTCACTAGCTTTAATTCAATATTAAGCGCTTCCTTCACCCCCTCTGGTCAGCAGAAATGCAGTAATGAAAAATTTGTCAATAGTTTTGATTATGATGTGATGGATTATAGAAAAGTTGTTGATGTTATTGATTTTGAAGAAGGGTCTTCAAACGGTGTTAATACACTATTCACAATCGAGCAAACTTTAGCTCAGCAAACATATTTTAGCTATGCAATGGGCAATTATGGGTTCGATTTAATTAGCTGGTATGTATTAAAGAACTGGTTAAAAGATAGAGAAAAACTATTAGCACAGAAGAGATACTTTACATTTGATCCAAGAACTCAATATCTTGTCATGATGCCTCCTCCTAGAACACCTGGCTCCGGCAGCAGATTTTATGGTGTCTTATTTTGTTATGTTGAAAGACCTCTCAAGGATATTATTAAAGAGCAATGGGTCTATCAATATGCTCTCGCACTTAGCAAGATAACAGTAGGTACAATCAGAGGTAAATATCAAGGCACAAATCTCTTCGGTGGTGGAACTATTAATGCTGCCATACTTGAAGATGGTAAACTAGAAAAAGATAAGCTTGAAGCTCTACTCCTGCAACAAGGTGCTGCAGGCTTTGGTGATGCTGCTCCTCCAATGTTTTTTGTTGGATAATTATGCTGCCCATTAAAAGAGACAACAAATACAGACAAGGTATTTTTAAACCCAAAAATACAATCAAATATGTTGGCAGAGGATTTCCTGTGTACAGATCTGGGTGGGAATTAAGATTTTTTCGATGGTGTGATGATAATAAAAATGTTGTTGAATGGGCTAGCGAATCTGTAATTATACCGTATCTTAACAAAGCAGATGGTAAGGTACACAGGTATTATACTGACGGTATAATAGCAATAAGAGAAGGAGATAAACTTGTTAAATATATTATAGAAATTAAACCTTCCTCACAAACTAAAGCACCGGTATCAGGAAACAAACGGAAAAGCACTATAAACTATGAAAATTATAGGTATTTACAGAATATCTCCAAGTGGGAAGCGGCCAAACAATGGTGCGATAAAAAGGGGTACAAATTTTTAATATTAACAGAAAAAGAGCTAGGACTTAAAAAATAGTGTATTTTTTTAATAAATAATCATATGGCGCTTCGTTTAATAGTTGAGACACCTCAAGAGAACACAGATTTCGAATACATTTACGAAGAGAAAAATAGCAAAGAGCAGCCCAAGCTGTTTATATCAGGCCCCTACATGATGTGTGAAACTGTTAATAAGAACAAACGAATTTATTCTAAGGAGGACATGTTCAAGGAAGTTGCAAGATACACAAAAGAAATGGTTGAATCAAAAAGGGCCATGGGTGAACTAAATCACCCTGAATCTGCTGATGTAAATTTAGCTAATGCTTGCCATTTGGTAACAAACTTGAAGATGGAAGGCAATTTTGTTTATGGCAAATCACAAGTGCTCTCAACACCTTCTGGTAAAATAGTAGAGTGTTTAATTAAAGACGGTGTGAGTGTTGGCATGTCTTCCAGAGCCCTTGGTGAACTTTCTGAAGAAAGTGGTGTTAATAAAGTAACTAATATGAGGTTAATTGCAGTTGATTGTGTTGCAGATCCTTCATGCCCTAAAGCTTTTGTCAATGGTATTCTTGAAAGCAAGCAATATGTTCTTAAAACTAACGGTGAATTAGAGGAATTCTATAATAGTTTCGAAAAGAAAATATCTACTCTTCCAAAACATGATGTTAATACTTTCTTAAAAGAACAAATACTTAGATTTATTAAGGGGTTATAATAAATAA